CCAAAACATTTTCGTGCCAAAGTCGCAACAGGCAGTCCTCGCGTTGACCGCGAAGGCGGCATGTTCGGCAAAGGCGTGATCTACGATGTGAGTATGATTACTCGCGGTGAGGCCCTTGGTCACGACCTGTGGGTCGACCGTGAGTTCCTCGAAGACGTTGCGTCTTCTGTCAATGCCAGCGACCGTGGCGTGAAAGCCCGGTTCACACATCCCGGTCTGTCTTCTGACGGAGTGGGCACCAAGCTCGGCAAGTTCACCAATGCCCGAGTTGTCGGTGATCAGGTGATCGCGGACATGCACCTGCAGGAAGCCGCGTTCAACACTCCGGAAGGAGACCTTGGAAGCTACGTTCTCTCACTGGCTGAGGACACCCCGGAAGACTTCGGGCTTTCCATCGTGTTCGATCATGACTTCGAGATGGCGGAAGAGTTGACAGCTGAGAACACCACCAAGGGCCGTTTCGTCAGTCCGGACGAGGCCAACAAGAACAACTATACGCATGCTCGGTTATCGAAACTTTACGCCTGTGATGTCGTTGACAGCCCGGCGGCTAATCCCGCAGGTCTGTTCAAGCGAGGGCAGGAAGCTGCCATCGAAGCAGACAATCTTCTCTCGTATGCACTTGGGCTCAGTAGCTCCAAGCCCCAGTGTCTGTCGTTCAACGTGGATGGCGACAGAGCCAAGCAGTTCTTGGCGAGATTCCTGGAGCGACACAACCTCACCCTCGTGAAAGGTGGTGATCCAGTGTCTGATGTCGAATCTGGGGCTCCGGCTCCAACCCGCGAACAGTTCGCTGCCGAACTGTCCCGGTATGTTGAGAACTTCGGAGCCGAGTTCGGCACCGAGTGGTTCATGGCAGGCATTAACTTCGAAGATGCCCAGGGTCGACTGATCGTCGAACTGAAAAAGCAGCTGGCATCTGCGAAGGAAGAAGTCGAGCAGGCAAAGGCTGCGTTGGCCAATGTGAAGCTCGGTGAGAAAGAAGGTCCGGAGTTCTCCGCACCTGAGAAGTCAAGCGGCAAGCGAAGTGGCGGCCGCATCCGAATTTCTGGTAAGAAGTACGACAACTGAAAGGACGGTGAACAGTGGCTGACGATCTCTTTACAATTTCGGACTTCGTCTCTGATGCGTTGGACGTAGATCCAACGATGACGAGCGAAGTTCTCAATGCCTCCCCATTCGTGGCTCGCCTGCCAATCGGCGACACGAGCGACGGCAGTGCAACCCACAAGTACAACAAGTACACCGGGGCTCCGGTCGTGGGATTCCGCTCTGCGAATGGTGGCCGTGATTACGACAGCTCAACTGACTCCGTCGTGACGGTTGACTGCAAGATCCTCGACTTCAGCTGGAAGGTCGACTACGCAGTCGCCAACAGTTGGCGAAAAGGCCCAGAGGATCTGATCATGCGAGAAGGTATCCGCCATCTGGCCGCTGCCCTCTTCAAGATCGAGCAGCAGTGTCTGTACGGCACGACTTCTCCAGGTGACTCTGCTGGTTTCAGCGGGTTCCTCACCAGCACCTACCTCGACGCGCTGGCTGATGACATGTGCATCTCCGCTGGCGGATCAACTGCAACCCAGCAGTCAAGCTGCTACGGTGTTCGAGTAGGTTTCGATGACTGCCGTCTGGTAACTCCGTCGACGATGGGTATCCAACTTGGTGAGACCATCGTGACTGAGAGCAATGAGGCCAACTACCCTGTGTACTACACCCCGGCGTCGATGTACATCGGCTTCCAGATGGGCGGCAAGTACTCAGTCGGCCGAATCGCGAACATCAGCACCACGACTGACACGAAGCCTCTGACCGACGATCTGCTTGCAGAACTGATCTCCCTGTTCCCAGCGAACATGGGGCCTCAGATGTTCGTGATGAACCGAACACGACGCAAGGATCTGCAGCAGAGCCGAACTGCAACGAATCCAACCGGAGCACCTGCTCCGTTCCCGGATTCAGCGTTCAATGTTCCTATCGTCGTTACCGACGCACTGGTTGACACCGAAGCGGTTGAAACATAATGAGCCTCTCACCGTTCGAGCGAGCTATTAAGACGGGACTTAAGGTAACCCGGCAGACCCAGGGGGTCCCGGTTATCTACCGTCGAAATAGCACCAACATCAAGATCAAGCACGCTCTGCAGGGCAGAACGGATAAGCAGACGATTGATGTTGGCGGCGAAGAACAGGTGATCGAGACTCAGGACTGGTAAATCGCTGTTGAAGATATCGCCTCGCTGGGTAACCCCCAGCGGGGTGATCTCATCATCCGCAAACTCGATGGTGTAACTTACACGTTCAGTGTCGAGTGCCGGATGTTAGGTGAGACCGAGTGGGACTGGTCAGATAATGCTAAGTCTCAATTTGTGATACACACTCGGAAGGACGGGGCCTATGAAGTCTCGCAGCCGACCGGGTTTGACTTATCGGGCAACGAGTTGCTTCCATGACGTTCAATCTGCGAGTCTTAGGTGTTAAGAAACTGCTCCGGCAGTTGAAGCACCTGAGGGTCTCACAGGCAAGACGCATTATGGCCTCATCGATGATGGCTGGAGCCAGAGTCGTTAGGAACAATGCACGACGATCTGTCCCGATGAAATTCCGGCACGTCCGGCCTCACATCAACATCAAGCAGATGCGAGGCAAAGGGCGGTATCCGGTTCGAATTAAGATCGGCTCTGCGGTTCGGATGGGCAAGGCTAAACAAGCATCTGAGCATCGCCGTCGAGTCGGTAATCGTCCTCGGGGGAGTGGTGAGGGTATTACAGGTCTGAACTGGCATTGGCCGGTCTTAGGCACAGGCCCTCGATACACCAGAACAGGAGCCTACCGAGGGCGAATGCCGGTTATGCAGCCTGACTTCATGAACCGAGTCTGGTCTGCATCTGCTGGTGGTTTCAGATCTGCGATGTTAGCTCGTGGTCGTCTAATGATTCAAAATCTCAACCGAAGAGGACGTTGATATGGCAAAGGTTAAATCCAAGGGCACGATCCTGAAGCAGAGCATCGCCAGTGTTCTCACAGCCGTTGCCCAGCTGACGGACATTTCATACTCCGGGGGTGAAGTCGAGACGTTCGACGCAACCACCCTCGATGGCAGCGTAGGCAAGGCCTACTCTCAGACAGGATACGCAGAAGGTGGTGAGTTCCAGATCAGCGGGTTCTTCGACCCGGCTCTGGCAGGCCACCAAGCGATCACTGACCTAATCCTGACCCCTGCGAATTGTGACTGGCAGATCGTCTTCGCAGACTCTGCACCCACCGATTGGGACTTCACGACCGCAGGCGTATCGTTCGAATTCACAGTTGCAATGGCTGACGGCCTGAAGTTCTCTTCTACGTTGAAGGTGACAGGTCTCCCAGCATACGCGACATAATTGAGGTGGAACCATGAAAGCCCGACTTCTGGTTACCCTCTCCGCGGCCCCTGATGCAGATCCTGCAATCGTGGTGGTCGAGAACGGAAAGCGATTTGTACTCGCTGGCACCGTGATCGATCACCCGGATGCATGGAAGCTTGTGTTCGGCGGATTTGCTACGGCAGAGGACGATGAGTGCAAAGCTCGAGTTGAGAAGACTCCAGTTGAAGCACGAGGACTGCAGCGTGAGGTCCATGATCGGATCATCGCGGAGCAGGCGGAATTCATTGAAGAATACATTGCAGAGCAGGAGGCTGAAGATGTTGAATCGTGAAGCCTTCCTTGCAATGAAAGCAGCAGTCCCGGTTGAGAAGGTCGATCTCCCGGAGATGAGCGGGTCTGTCTTTGTCAAAGGCATGACCGCAAAAGAACGATCGGCGTTTGAGAAGCAATTCCAGACCCCAAGTGGCAAGCCGAACAAGGTCCGTTTGGCTGAGGTTCGTGAGCGAATCGTCGTGGCTACTGTGTGCGACGAATCGAAGAACCTGCTGTTCACCGAAGCCGATATCCCGGTCATCGGTGAACTTCCGGCTGCGGTGGTGGAGCGGTTGGTTTCCGTGGCGCAACGACTGTGTGGTATGACCAACCAGGACGTTGAGAGCCTCGCGGGAAACTCCGGCGAGACGGCCG